GTATGACATTACATCCTGTGCGTCCGAGCTACGTGCGCGAGGTAGCCAGATTGCGGAACACAGACAGAACATCTTAGCTCGACATTGCAAAACCAGAACATACGTGAACGCGCGCAGTACAAAACGTTACAAAGTGTTAACATAATATATGTTATGCGAATTAGATGGATATTTTGGCGATGCAGCCGACCCCACCCTCCAAAATTTGCCGCGCGTCTGCTTACTACATAATATACCCAACATATAGTATCTGCCTCTCACACAGCCTGAGAAAGCCCATGAAGCAAGAAAACGTAGCTCTGTTAGGTCACATCAATGAATTGCGTAGGTTGACTGTAGAGGGCAGTTCATCGACTGTGCAGTATGAGAGCGCTGTATTGTTGATTGATATATATGAGAGGATGTTGCAGAATATTGGCATGATGGACTTTGGCAAGGACGAGACTAAGCACTGATGCATATAGAGATACCGTATGAGCCTAGGGATTTGCAGCGTAAGTTGCATGGTGAGATGTCTGCGAAGCGGTGGGGCGTTGTTGTATGTCACCGTAGGTTTGGTAAAACTGTTTGGGCGATTAATCATATATTACGTGCTGCGTTAATGTGTGAGAAGAACAACCCTAGGCTGGCGTATATGGCCCCTACGTATAGGCAAGCTAAGAATGTGGCTTGGGATTATATAAAGGAGTATGCTGGTAAGATACCGGGTGTACGTTTCCATGAGACTGAATTGCGGTGTGATTTACCTACTGGTGCTAGGATTTCTTTGTTGGGTGCTGAGAACCCGGATAGTTTACGTGGAATATATTTAGATGGCTGCGTGATGGACGAGGTTGCGGATATGCCGGAGAATGTATTCCCGGAAGTGTTGCGTCCGGCTTTATCTGATCGGAAAGGGTTTTGTATTTTTCTTGGCACCCCGAAGGGGCATAATGCTTTTTATGAGAAGTATGAAGAAGCTGTAGCGAATGATGATTGGTTAGCTGCTGTATATAAGGCTAGTGAAACTGGCATATTGGATCAGGAAGAGCTAGACGCGGCGAAGGTTATGATGTCGAGCGATCAGTATGCTCAAGAGTTTGAGTGTAGTTGGAACGCGAATGTACCGGGTGCGATATATGGCAAGGAGTTGGAGGAGGCGCAAGCTGACGGAAGGGTTACGAATGTACCCTACAACCCGGCTAGTAGGGTGGATACGTTTTGGGATTTAGGCATAGGCGATAGTACAAGTATATGGTTCACGCAGAATGTGGGTCGTGCTGTTCATGTCATTGATTATTATGAGGCTCGTGGTGAAGGGTTGCCGCATTATTGCAAGGTACTTTCTTCTAAGAATTATTTATATGGTGAGCATAATGCACCGCATGATATAGAAGTTAGGGAGTTAGGCACTGGTAAGAGTAGGCGAGAGATAGCTTGGGATTTAGGATTAAACTTCCGGGTGGTTCCTAAGTTACCGATAGAGGATGGTATACACGCGGCGCAGATGTTAATACCGCGTTTATATTTTGATAGAGAGAAGTGTAAACATGGCTTGGAATGTCTTAGGCAATATCACCGGGCGTATAATGAGCGCACTAGAAGTTTTAGGGCAACGCCTGTACATGATTTTTCTAGTCATGCAGCAGATGCTTTTAGGTATTTGGCGGTGGGTCTTAGAGAAGAAGGACGCGGTGTTAAGGCTCCGCAGAGACAAGCGGTAATGGACTATGATCCGTTCGCAGCATAGGAGAATATAGATGGCAGCAGCAGTACCAATGATATTGGGTGGAATAGGTGGCGGTGCGGTAGGTTATGCAGCTGCCGGGGCGTTAGCGTTAGGTACGACAGGTACGTTGATTGCAACGGCTGGTGGTGCTGTTGTGGGTGCGGCTTTGATGGCTCCAAAGCCTCCCTCTGCACAAGCTATGATTGTGGACGATACGGTAACTACTGTAGATACTATTGATACGGATGATACTGATATTAATACAGGTAGCCCGACAGGTGATGCAGATACAAGTATTAACGATGTAATAGATACACAAACAACGGTTTTAGATACCGCTGATACATCTGTAGACACAACAGACTATAGCGGAGTATCTAGCGCTGGTGTAGCATCTACAGGGACGCAGTTAGCAGAGGCTGCTAGTGCAGTTAGTACAGGTGTTGGCGAGGATAGTGCTATAGATTTTTACGAAAGAGGTCGGCAAGCTACGATACTTACGACTGCACAAGGGTTGTTAAGTGATGCAACCACTGGTGTTGGTACACTTCTCAAGCCTACACCCGGATTAGCTGGCGCTGGATTAATAGCATGATGGGTAAACGACCAAAGAATATAGCTGGCGCTATGGGTAAGAAATCTTCTCAACCAGCAAAAAATATGAAAAGCTCTACGGTAGATCCAATTGAGCGTTTAAATCAGCGTATGGCTGGTCGCACACAAGGCGGCGCTAAAAGTAAGAAGCGTAAAACATTAATGTCCGGGTATGGAGGAATGTAATGGCGCAAGTTACACCTATGATAGCGCAGCTTGATAGACGATATAAAACGCTGCAAAGACAAAGATCTAACTGGGAAAGTCACTGGCAGCAGCTAGCAGATTATATGTTGCCGCGTAAAGCAGACATTACCAAGAAGAGAGAGCAAGGTGACAAGCGTACTGAATTGCTTTTTGATGGTACAGCGATCCATGCTGTTGAGTTATTAGCTAGTAGTTTACATGGTATGCTTACTTCCCCAAGCACACCTTGGTTTTCCATGCGCTACCGAAACCCGGCGTTACAACAAAACGATGCGGCTAATGAATGGTTGGAAGTTGCAATAGATCAAATGTATCAGGCTTTTCATAGGTCTAACTTTCAACAAGAGATACATGAGTTGTATTATGATTTGGTTGTATTTGGCACAGCTGCTTTTTATGTAGAGAGTTCGCCGGAAGGTTTACGTTTTTCATCCCGGCATATAGCGGAGATCTGTATTAGTGAAGATGCAGAGGGTCGCGTTGATACGGTATTTCGTAAGTTTAAATTAACAGCGCGAAGTATTGCTATGCAGTTTGGTGAGGAAAACTTACCAAAAGAAGTTAAGAAAGACTTGGATAGTGAGCCTTACAAGGAACATTCTATTGTTCATGTGGTGCATCCACGTAAAGAAAGCAAAGGTAGAGCTAAGAAAAGCAAGCCTGTAGCGTCTATTTACTATACGGCTGATACAAGACAGCTGTTATCTGAAAGTGGATTTGACGATTTTCCGTTTATGGTTCCGCGTTTTGTTAAGGATAGTGTTAGTACCTATGGACGTAGCCCGGCAATGAACGCGCTACCTGATACTAAAATGCTAAACAAGATGGCAGAAACGACAATTAGGGCTGCTCAAAAACAGATCGACCCTCCGCTGATGGTTCCTGATGATGGGTTTATGTTGCCAGTTAGGACAACTCCGGGTGCATTAAATTTTTACCGTACAGGTACTAGAGATAGACTAGAGCCGTTGCAGATAGGAGCTAACAACCCTCTAGGTTTGAATATGGAAGAGCAAAGACGTAATGCTATAAGACAAGCTTTCTTTGTAGATCAGCTGCTAATGGCAAATGGACCGTCTATGACTGCTACCGAAGTGTTGCAAAGGAACGAAGAGAAGATGCGATTGCTTGGCCCGGTGCTAGGTAGATTGCAAGCGGAGTTGCTTCAACCGCTAATCTCTAGATCCTTTGCATTGCTCCTCCGAAACGGCCTCCTCCCAACCGCGCCGGAGGAGCTTCAAGGTCAGGACATAGATATTGAATATGTATCACCGCTAGCAAAAGCGCAGAAAATGACAGATCTACAGTCAATGTTGCGTGGTTTTGAGGTATTGTTGCAGATGCAGCAAGTAGCGCCAGTGATGGATTATCTAGATGATGATAAGCTTGTACAGTATCTAGTTGAAACAACAGGTATTCCGGCGCGTGTTATCCGTAGTCCGAATGAAGTACAGCAATTACGCAGACAAAGGGCAGAGGCGCAAGCACAACAAGCACAAGCGCAGCAAGAGGCGGCTATAGCGGATCAAGCGCAAAAGCTAGCCCCGGCGTTAAAGGTAGCCTCTGATGCTCAACAACGTGGACAAATATGAAAGAATTAGAACAAATTAAACTCGCCTATCGCCGTACATTTAATACGGAGGATGGGGAGCAAGTGCTTAGTGATCTTAAAAAGCGTTTTGCTTTTGAGACAACCACTTTTGTTTCTGGCGATCCCCATCAATCAGCTTTCCAAGAAGGCCAACGCGCAGCAATATTATTGATCGTCAGTATGTTGGCTGAAGGAAAAAGTAAGGATAGGAATACCCAATGAGCGAAGAGATAACCCAAGATGCTGGACCTCAAGAAGTCGCTGAAGCAGTTGTAGCGGAGCCTGTAGTACAGGAGCCAGTTGCACAACAAGAAGTCGCACAACCTGTTAGTGAAGGTAATTGGCTAAGTTCGTTAGATGAAACGTACCAGCAAGATCCTTTGATTAACAAATTTACAAGTGCTAACGAGCTAGCAAAAAGCCACATTAGCGCGCAAAGAATGATTGGTGCTGATAAGGTAGTTATACCCGGTCAGTCTGCTACGCCGGATGAATGGCGCGCAGTTTATCAAAAGTTAGGCGCTCCGCAAGATCCGGCTAATTATGAACTAGAGCAAACGGATGTATTTGACGAAACATCTTTTGATGCTTTTAAAAACAAAGCTTATGAGCTTGGATTGTCTAATCAGCAAGCAAAAGAGATTGCTGGTTTGTATGCAGATCAAGTAAATACTGGTCGGCAAGTTTTAGAGCAACGTGCAGAAGAGGTACGTTTTTCCGGGGAGCAAGAGTTACGACAGCAGTTTGGAGATCACTTTGACCAACGTTTAGAAATGGCAAGGTCTGCTTCTCAAACTGTAATGAATGAAAACGATTTAAAGATTTTTTCTGAAGTGCAGTTAGCAGACGGTAGATTGCTAGGGGATCACCCGGCAATTGTCAGAGCGTTTACAAAAGTAGCTGAACTTCTAGGAGAAGATAATTTAGTCGGTGAAACGACTGAAATGGTTATGAGTTCGCAAGATGCAAAACAGCGATATAATGAAGTTGTTCAACAAGGATCTCCCTATTGGGATAAATTCCACGCTGAACATCAAAATTATATTGATGAAGCTTTGCACTTACGTTCTTATTTTACTGGATAACCGAAAGGCCCAGAACGTCAAGCTTGTGCGTCAAGCGGAGTAGCTAACCTAATTAGTAGCATTGGCCCCGAAAGGGATAACCACGCGCAGCAAACTTAAACCTAAACTGTAAAGGAGAGACTTATGTCTACTCAGATTACTACAGCTTTTGTTCAACAGTTTTCCGCGAATATCCAAATGCTATCACAGCAAATGGGTTCGTTGCTGCGAGATGCAGTAGACTCGGAAAGTGTGAACGGTGAAAAAGCTTTTTTTGACCAAGTAGGTGCAGCGGCAGCTGTTCTACGAACTTCACGCCATGCTGATACGCCTTTGGTGGAAACACCACACAGCAGACGGATGGTAACAATGGCAGACTATGAATACGCAGATTTGATCGACGATGCAGACAAAGTACGTTTGCTAGCTGATCCAACATCTACTTATTCTAGGGCAGCAGCGGCAGCTATGGGTAGAGCAATGGATGATGTAATTATCACTGCGGCTCTCGGTACGTCAACTACTGGTAAAGATGGCAGCACTTCTACAGCGCTTCCAGCTGGACAGAAAATTGCACATGGCAGCGCCGGGTTAACTATTGCAAAGCTTCTAAGTGCAAAAGAAACCTTAGATGCTAACTCTGTTGATCCATCAATCACACGGCACATAATTGTATCGCCAAAGCAAATCTCTGATCTGCTTAACAATACAACCGTAACGTCAAGTGATTTTAATACTGTTAAGGCTTTGGCTACAGGTGAGTTAAACTCATTTGTTGGTTTTAACTTTATCGTATCTAATCGTTTGAACACTGACAGCAACAGTGACCGTCAGGTTATTGCTTTTGCCAGTGACGGTATCAAGCTAGCAATTGGTAAAGAACCATCTGCTCGTATTGATGAACGTGCTGATAAATCTTACTCAACGCAAGTCTATTACTGTCAGTCTATCGGTGCTACACGCATGGAAGAAAGTAAAGTAGTAGAAATTGCGTGTAACGAATAAGGAGGTTGACTAATGGCTACTGTTTATTCAGCACAACGCACTAATTCACGAGCTACACCAGCCGTGATGAACAAAGCAAACGAAATGAGCGGCAGAATTAGAGTTGCTCATGGTACTTATGAGGCATCTTCTTTAGCGTCTGGTGACGTTATTGAGATGTTTATCATGCCTGATGGCGCAAGATTGTTAGAAGGATCGCTTGCACATGATGCAATGGGTTCGGGAACAACCTTGTCTGTTGGCTATGCTGCACATACTAACGCAGCTGGTACAGCGGTAAGCGCAGCAGCGGCGGCTTATAAAGCGGCTGCGGCTTCTACATCAGCGCAAAAGGTAGACGTAATCGCTACACTAGCTCTAGGCTCCGGCACAGAGTTAGATGCTAACGAAGACGGTGTACCTGTAACGGTTACAATGGGCGGTGGCGCTGGCACTGGTACTGTTGAACTAACTGTTAAGTACGTTCTAGACTAATAGAGTGGGGCGCGTTTGCGCCCCCTCTTTTTTATTGGAGATAGAGAATGACAAGTACCGTTGATATTGCTAACTATGCGCTTAACAGTTTGGGTGCATCTAATATTACTGCGCTAGATGAAAACAGCAAACCAGCGCGCATTGTAAACCAGCGATACGAAGCGGTAAGAGATAGTGTGTTTAGATCGCATCCTTGGAATTGTTTAATTCGTAGGGCAGAGCTAGCACAAGAGAGTACAGCGCCTACATATGGTTATGGTAAACAATATGCGCTGCCTACAGATCCTTATTGCTTGCGTGTTTTAGAGTTTAGTAATGGTACGCTAACGTTTCCTTATGATAACATGAGAAGCAATAGCGATACTCCGGCGTTTATTATTGAGGGTCGTAAGCTGTTAACAGACGAAGGTACTGCAAAAATCAAGTATGTTGCCCGGATTACGGACCCACAACAGTACGATGCCGGGATAATTGAAACATTAGCGGCTAGATTAGCGTATGAAATATCGTATGCAATTACAGGATCTACTACTGTAAGACAGTTATGTGCAGCTGATTACGATAGAAAACTAAAAGAAAGTACGTTTCAAGACGCAACTGAGGGTGCGCCAGAACGTATCGAAGCTAATGACTTCATTGAGGCAAGAATGTAATGGCGAGATCCGCACCTTCATTAAGTACATTTACAGCTGGTGAAATATCGCCACGCCTAGAAGGGCGTATTACGCTAGAAAAGTACAAGGCTGGTTTGTCAGATCTAACTAATATGGTAGTGCAACCTCATGGTGGTGTAACACGTAGGCCGGGTACGCAGTATCTTGGCACTGTAAAAGATAGCAGTGTCAAAACTAGACTAATACCATTTCAGTTTAAAACAACAGACACATACATACTTGTGTTTGGCGATCAGATAATGCGTGTGTACCGCAACGGTTCTCAGGTTTTAAAAGGATCTGCACAAAACATTACAGCTGTTACAAAAGCTAATCCCGGCGTAGTAACAATATCTTCTCATGGCTACAGCAACGGCGATGAAATATTTTTAGATAATGTCGGCGGTATGACAGAACTAAATGGTCGTAATTATAAAGTGGCTAACGTTACAACAAACACATTCACATTGCAGAATTTGTTTGGAACCAACATTAACACAACAAATTTTACGACTTATACATCCGGCGGTGCAGTAGATGAAATATTTGAAGTAGCAACGCCATACGCAGCGGCTGATATATTTAATTTACGTTTTGCTCAAAGTGCTGATGTTATGTATTTTGTGCATCCAAGTTACGCAATTCGTACTTTGTCACGTACAAACCACAATGCTTGGACATTTGCCACGCCTACAATAAACGAAAACTCCACTCCTTCTTTGGTAGGGAGCGATAATTATCCAAGTGTTGTAACATTCTTTGAGCAACGGTTAGTGTTTGCTGCATCTAATAACCAGCCACAAACAATATGGTTTAGCAAAAGCGCTGATTATCTCAATTTCCATACAGGAACAAATGCAGATGATGCTTTAATTTACACTATTGCATCTAACCAAGTAAATAATATTAGGTATTTATCAGCTACGCGAGTGCTAACGATAGGTACTTCCGGCGGTGAGTACGTGCTTACAACTACAAATGACGGCCCTATTACGCCCACTACAACGCAAATTCGTAAGTATTCTAACTATGGATCGGCTAATACAGAGCCTGTACAGGTCGCAGATGTTACGTTGTTTCTGCAACGCGGCAACAGGAAGGTGCGTGAGTTTAAGTATATTGGTGAGGTAAACACTGCCGGGTATCAAGCGCCGGATCTTACAGTGTTAGCAGAGCATATTACTGAAGGTGGCTTAGAAAGTTTTGCGTATCAACAAGAACCAGAGAATATTGTATGGGCTATTCGTTCAGATGGTGCGTTGGTAGGTTTAACGTATCGGCGTGAAGAGCAAGTTGTTGCTTGGCATAAACACGTAATCGGCGGTAGTTTTTCTGGTGGGCAAGCTGTAGTAGAAAGCATTGCAACCTTGCCTACAGATACAGGTAATGACGAGTTATACATGATTGTCAAACGCACTATCAATAGTGTTACCCGGCGATATGTAGAACGCATGAAGGATTTTGATTTTGGCAGCACAACAACAGCAGCATTTTTTGTAGATAGTGGGCTATCTTATTCGGGTGGTGCAGTAAGTAGTTTTAGTACGCTGTACCATTTAGAAGGTGAAACTGTTTCTGTACTTGCTAACGGTGCAAGTCATGCAAATAAGACTGTATCAAGCGCATCTATAACACTTGATTTCTCAGCAACTAGCGCAGCTATTGGATATGGGTACACTTCTAATATGCAAACTCTACGGATCGAAAGCGGATCTTCTGATGGCACAAGTCAAGGCAAGCCAAAAAGAATACACGGTATTACAGTAAGATTGTTTGAAACGGTGGGTGTAGAAGTAGGTAATGATAGTTCCGAAATGGATCGTATATTTTTCCGTGATAGCTCAATGGATATGGATGCTGCTGTACCTTTATTCTCAGGTGATAAAGATGTGGAGTTTCCCGGTGGCTTTGACGATGATGATAGGATATACTTACAACAGACGCAGCCATTACCCTTAACGGTATTAGCGCTGTACCCAAGGATGAATACTTTTGATAAATGATAGCAAGACCACTTAGTAAAGTTCATGTTTTAGATGTAGCGGATCGTGTTCCGTTGCAAAACAATTCGCAGTTAGGTTTAGTCCTTTCTGCAATGCCTGTTTATTTACAACCGGGTAGAGGCTTGGCACTTATAGACAAAGGCAAGGTTTACGCAGTTACAGGTCTAGCGCCTTTATGGGAAGGCGTAGCAGAAGCATGGTTTTTGCCTACGCGAGAAATGAACGGCAAGCGGATACAGACAGTACGTTTAGTTAAACGTGAGCTGGATGCCGCTATAACAAGACTGAAACTGACAAGAGTACAAGCTGTTGTCAGGTCAGATTTTACAAATGCACATAAGCTTGCAAAGTTTTTAGGCTTTACTAGCGAAGGTGTAATGCACAAGTATGGGCCAGATGGTTTAGATTACGAAAGGTACGCAAAATGGATGCACTGCCATTTTTAATGATGGGTTCGTCAGTTCTTGGCGGCATAGCAGACAAGAAAGCTGCAAATAAAGCAGCGGCAGCGACTGCAAGAGTTGGTGAGTTTAACGCAAAAATCATTGAGCGTGATGTTAATCTACTAGAAAATCAACGCACTATTATTAATAATAATGTGCTTATTTCTAACAAACGTAAGCGTATGGCGTTTCGCAAAACGCAAGGTGAGGCTGTAGCCGGGTTTGCTTATGCTGGTGTTGATATTGCTGTAGGTACACCAATGCAAGTTTTACGTGAGGGTGGGCGAGAAAGCGATTATGAAATTGCTGTAGACAAGTTTAATAACTACGTTACCAATATGCAGATAAACGATGCTCAAGAAGATACAAGACTAACAGCGCAGTTATCGCGTATGGAAGCTGGTGCATCAGCTGCTGCATTAAGATCGCAAGGTACAGCAAGCTTGATAGCTGGATTTGGTTCTGCTGCGCGTATTGGCTACAATACTGATGCTTTTAAAATTGCTTAATAAAAGGTAAATATTAATGCGTATACCTATCTATCGTGCTGGTAGCACACCCACAAGCGAAGCGCCGGGCCGTAGTTTTAGAGCAAGAGCAAGTGCTGCACCGTTTATTAGAGAGGCAGAAGCTAAAGCTGGTGTGTTTAAAGCTGCCACCAGCCAGCTTGGTGAGTTTGCCGCTACGCGATACAAAGCTGCTAGGGAAGCACAGATAAATCAAAAGTTACTCGCTGGTGAAGAAACGCTGCGAGAGGACGCGCGCAGACTATCAAGAGTTGAGCCGGGAGAACTTTCTTCAGTTTTCAATGAGGGTGGTAAAGAAGAAGAAGGTCAGTGGGCGCTAGCTAGTAAAACAGCTAGAGAAGATTTGCTCGACGGTGTAAGGGATAGAGAAAGTCAACGTATATTAACTGATCGTTTTAATCAGATGGAGCTAACCTATAGGTATAGCTTACGCGGTACGATAGATACAAAGCTTGATGCAGCTACGCAGAAAACAAGAGCCGATGCAGCGGTGCAGTTTTCCCAAAACATTGCAAACGCTAAAGAACTAAACGAAGCAAAACTCCACGCAAATAACTTTGGCATTAACTCTGTTAGGCTTGCACAGCTAGGTTTAGGCAATCCCGGTGCATTAAAGCAGCAAGAGTACAATGCTTTGTACAATGGTATTCTTGGCAACATACGTGCAGCGCTCAACAGCAGCGGCACACCTGTACAAGATCTAGAGGAGTTACGACTTACTCTAAATGAGTTACAGCAATTGCAAAGTAGGCCAGATGAAGAAAGAGCAGACGGTAGAGAAAGTGTGCTAGCGAATAGTCAAGCCGGGCGTTTGCAGATTGGTTTGCTTGAGATGTTGCCGATGAATGATGCGGCGAAACTATTGCAAAGTCTTGGCGCTGGTGCAGCGTTTTTTGATGCTCCATCAGCTGAACAAAAGAAACTTGAAAGGGTAAATATACAGGCTGGCAAAGAAGCTATGTCCACAGTAACTGATTACACTTCTTCAATACAAAAAGGTTTGTCGTTACCTGATGGCGCAATAGATCAGTTACAAGCTTTAGCACAACAGACTATGCCGTTTTTAGAAGAAGCAGATCAAGCGCAACTTACACAAGGTCTTGCTGATTTAAGTTTTTTAAACAATCTTTCCCAAGCTGTAAAAGGTGTAAGTAACGCTAAAGGGATAGATGATTTAATAAAAAGCTTAGAAAGGCCAGATCTTACAGAAGGTCAGGCAAGTCTAGGTCTAGAGTTTTTGCGCGGCTTCAAAGCAAACATGGAGAAACAACTTAAATCTGATCCTGTAGGTTATGCGTCTACGGTAGGGTCTGTAGATATAACTCCAATAGATTTATCTCCACAAGCAATACAAAGTTCTAACTTTACAGGTGGTATTGATAACACCGGGATTTCCAAAAGAATAAACGATGCGATTGCGATACACGGTCATTACGAAATTGATGGTCCTATAAAATTTCTTACGCCAACAGAAGTAGCTGAATGTGCTCCAAGTTTAAACAAAGGTACGGCTTTAGAAAAAATGCGAGCTATTACTACTGTGAACCAAATTTTTGGCAGACACGCCGGGTCTGTGCTTGAGCAACTATCTGGGCAAGCGCCTGTCAC